GGCGTGCCCTCAAAGCACGCCGCTCTCTTTCAGTGGTCATATGACCGCTGTGGCCTTTACCGGAGAGGTAATCCTTTGTCTTACCAGTTACAGTATTCGACCCTCAAAACGACCACCGTCCGCGGGAAGGGCGGCCAAAACTGCTTTACATGGCCTACAACGACCGTGTATGAGCAGTTTAGCCGTACCTCCGGGGATGAGGTGTTGTATGAGGAGAAGATGCCTAACTGGCGACAGAGGATCGCCCTGGGTTTGAATGCAACCACCCCATTCTCAGCTGAGAAGAGGGAGTTGCTTATCACCGACGGGTATGAATATACACGCCGGTGGTGCAATCACAGTGCCGCGAAGTCCTGGTCCTCTGAAGAGAGAACCGGTGACTTTATCGGTACTGGGCTTGCCTTACCTTCAGCACCCTCGACGGACGAGGACTCAAACGTTAACGCACGTGCACTCATGAACTTCGTCAAAGCGGCTAGACAGGCGCAGGGATCCTTTCGAGGATCCGTGTTTTCTGTCGAACTCGCCGAGGCGTTGCGCATGATCCGTAACCCTGCGAAGGGGCTCCGAGACGGTATCGACCGCTGGAGTTCCTTGGCTCGACGTCGCTTAAAACAAGCGACGGGTCGAGATCCACTTGGAACGCGTGTCCGTGATCTGTCGAAGAGACAGAGAGCGGCCGCGAACCGAGCGCTGTCAGAGAGCTGGCTGGAGACCCAATTTGGGTGGCTCCCGCTAGTATCTGACATTGAGGACGGCTACCACGCCCTGAGAAAGTGGGACAAACGTCAAGACAGGAAGTCCATTACGGGCTTCGCTGATGACAAAAGTCAAACAGACTCGGGGGTGGTTACGCGGTCCTCAAGAAACATAAATTTCACGTGGAGGTATTACACCTTCACAGAAAGCTATGTTAGGTATTACGGTGCAGTCAAAGTTCGTACTTCCACTCTTAAAAGTCGTGTGATCGAAGAATCGGGATTTCGATTCCGAGACTTCGTTCCCGCGCTCTGGGAGTGGATTCCGTACAGCTTTGTAGTGGATTACTTCACCAATGTAGGTGAGGTAATTGAGGCAGCGTGTTTTCCTCGTAGTGATATGGCCTGGGTTGGAAAGGTTTTTCGTAACACACGCATCCGGGATTGTACCCGGTGCCAGTGGACGAAAAGTAACAACCTTAACCTACCCTTGACTAACACTATTGAGGTTGACGCGTGTATACCGTCGACGCAAATATGGCGCCGTAAGTATATTCGGCGTGTCCCATACACGGGCTCTTTAGTTCCTGCGTTCCAGTGGGAAATCCCTGGAATGAAGAACTGGAAGAGATACCTGAATATGGCCGCGCTGGTACATTTGCGGAGGGGGATGAGGAGATAACCTCCAAATCCTTAACTACCACAATCAAGAGGTGCCTTTTATGGCATTTTCGCTGAGTTCGCCGGTGACAGGTGCGGCCCAAACGGGCCTCACTTCTCCGACGTACACACTCACTGCCGACACGCCGCCTGTTTCTCATTCGAAACAGTACGCCGTGACGGCCTTGGGTGGGACCCAGACGGGCGTCGAGGCTCATGCAATGAGCCAGCCCTTCACCATCGCTATGTTTCGTCCGGCAGTCCCAAAGACTCTCGGAACTCCGAATCCAGCGACGGGGGTCATCAACAACATTCCTCGAAACGTTTCGAAGATTGTTGTTCGCAAGGGTGTCAACGTTGCCGCAGACCAGGCTCCTGTTACGGCGATATTCACACTGACGTGTGATATCCCGGCAGGTGCCGATGTCTACGACGCGGAGAGCATCCGAGCGGCGTTGTCTTGTTTGTTCGGGTCTCTCAGCCAGCAGAGCGCTGGCATTGGTGACTCTGTTGTCACTGCGGTCCTGTGAGGATCGTATGGACAAAAAGATCAGCCTGAGAGACATGCTCCAGAGGATTATCTGGGCGCTGGTCGGCTACTTCGCCAGTATCTACGGCGTAGTAGACCTTCCGGTTCCCGGGGTCCTCTACTAACCACTAACCTAGGAGATTACTATGGAAACGTCGAAATACAAATGCATCCGTCGTATAAGGCGGACGCCTTCGTACCATTCCACGGTGGTAACTATCGCTGTTTCTGGCGATAGTGACTCGTGCCCTCTGTTTGTCGTAATGACAAAGAAAGGTGGAGTCATTACCGAGGAACGTATCAGTGATGACGTACTGTTCGTCGAAAGGCGAAACGGTACTCATACGCTGGTCGCGACCGTGACCGTAGTACTCTATGGTGGGCAGGTCCTGCGAGTGTTGGGGGACCGCGGGTTAAACCGCGTTCTCTTCACCGCCGTAGGAAATGCCATCGACTAGCAGAAACGCTAGCCGACATGGTTGGTGCACCGAACTAACTTGGCAACGGGAGGACAGTATGTCTGGTGTTAGCCGGCAAGTGTTACTTTCGTGCCTTCAGCAAGACCTCTCGTGGGTTGATGATCTGGATCGTAATGATCCTTATCACAATCCACAAGCGGTTGCCAAGTCTGCTCTTCTTCACGGGATCTTCAAGAAACTTGAGGACCCCAACGAGGAAGCCGACAGAAAGGCGATCGCTAAGTTCTTGATGGCTAATCAGCTATCTCGAGCTTGGGAAATCGACACCGAACGACTTGCGACATGGGAAGAGGAATGCCTGGGTACCGTAAAACGGTACCTGGACGATTTCCTTCACCCAGCAGGTGACTTAATGGTTCCAAGCTTTGACTCCATATTTCACTATGGAGATCTTGGCCCGGGGGCCAACCTGGCAGGTCGTGGGGGAGACTTCTATACCAAGATGTTTTCCTCGAAGCTAACGGTGACGAGTCTTGACTTGTACGCGTCGTACAGACGTTCAATCGCCAACCTCCCCTCATGGCTCGAAGCCGAAAATCATCGGCTCAAGGCACAGGGAGGTCCGTTGCTCGTCGAAGGTAATCGCACATCCTGCGTACCGAAGAATGTCGACATCTCACGCACAATCTGTACTGAACCAACATTAAATATGTGGTATCAGCTCGGATTGGGCAACATCATCCGCGAAAGATTGGAGCGATTCTTTGGAATCAATCTATCCACCGTGGCTGATGTGAACCGTGAGATGGCACGACGAGGGAGTATCGATAGCTCGATTGGCTCATTGTCTACTATAGACCTTGAGTCAGCGAGCGACTCGATCTCACTCGGCATGATGAGGTACATGTTCCCGAAATGGTTCATGGACCTTGTCATGCTCCTCCGTAGCCCAACAACTGTGCTACCGGATGGCTCTCGTGTCGAGCTTGAGATGGTGTCCACCATGGGGAACGGTTTTACGTTTCCTTTGCAGACACTTATCTTTAGCTGCGTCGTTGCAGCGGTTTACGAGCAAGCGGGTGTTCCCCGCAAGCGCGTAGATGGGCCTGAGCCTAATTGGGCGGTGTTCGGGGATGACATTATTGTAATACGCGGCACAAAACAGTGCCGTGTCTACGATCGTGTCCTCCGAATACTAGCACTTCTTGGGTTTAGGCCTAACGCTGACAAGTCCTTTTCAGAAGGACCATTCCGTGAGTCCTGTGGGAGTGACTTCTATAAGGGTCACTTTGTCCGCCCTGTCTACATTCGTAGGCTTGGCGGTCCGCAGGATACTTACGTCGCCTTCAACAAACTCATTAGATGGGTACAAGTCCAAGGCATTAGTTTGCCGACGACTTTGCAGTACCTACTCAGGAAGGCCCGGTTCAACCCGGTTCCGACCTGGGAGTCTGATGATGCTGGTTTCAAGGTGCCGGTCTGGTTTGGCGGGCCGAAAAGGAGGACGGCTACTGGTTCGTATGCCTATAAGGCATGCGTCCTTAGTCGTAAACCTATTAAGCTCTTGCCTGATCAGATTAAGGTACCAAGAGGCCAGAGTCGTAGAGACCTCAACCCTAGTGGGCTGTTGGTCGCTGTGACTAGAGGCGAGTTTCGGGACGGTGAACTCACCCCCCGGCAAAGGGGTGGGCGAGTCGTCTGGATGAGGAGAACAGCCCTATCATGGGACGTTCCTCCTCTCTCCGATCTGAGAGGCTTCTTAGAGTGTGAACGCTTTGCGTTCTGCAATGCGTCATTCTCGAAGGAAGCCTTCGGAGATGCGATCTGGCCTATTGCAGGCCAGGTTGAAGGGAGACGGTGTGAAACCGTCTTCTACTTGTTGACGCAAGTCAGCGAGTAGACCCAGGGGTGAGATACCCCTCCTCGGGTGCG